AAGCTGTATATATGGCTATAAAGCAAGGTCGTTTGACTGCTATGGAAGATAGTCAAGGAAATATTGTTATAAATAGCGACACTATGGTTGCTGAGATGAAAAAGAATGGTCAATATCGCAGAATGAAAAATAATGCAGTTTTACCTTCAACATCAGCATCACCTAAAAAGAAAAGATATTCTTCTACAAAAGACTCAATTCCAGAATATGAAGAGAGTAAAGCTAGGACAGAACATCTAAAAGCAGAATTATTAGAGTTAGAACGTAAACAGAAAGAAGACTCACTTGTGTCTATGCAAGAAGTACAACTTAAGTGGACTGAGATCATCACAACAGCAAGAACAAAACTATTAGGAATATCATCTAAAGCAAAACAAAGATTACCTGACTTAGATACCAATGCAGTTAGTTGTATAGATGACATTGTAAGAGAAGCATTAGAAGAATTATCTGCTGCATGAGTAATCTTTTATTACTAGAAAAAACTGCATTTAATAGTTTTAAACCTCCTGAGAAGCTAAGTCTTAGTGATTGGGCAGATCAATATGCCTATTTATCTACAGAAAGTTCAGCCGAGGGTGGTAGGTGGAGGACATTGCCATATCAAAAAGGAATTATGGATGCGATAACTGATCCTGATATAGAACAGGTGACAGTTATGAAGTCAGCTAGGGTTGGATATACAAAGATTTTGAATCATATTATTGGCTATCACATCCACCAAGATCCATGTCCAATAATGGTTGTACAACCTACGATTGAGGATGCTACTGGTTACTCAAAAGAAGAAATAGCCCCTATGATTCGTGATTGTAAATGTTTAGAGGGATTAATAAGTGATCCAAAAGCAAAAGATGGATCTAATACATTGCTACAGAAAAACTTTCCTGGTGGAACATTATCTTTAGTTGGTGCTAACTCACCTAGAGGGTTTAGAAGAGTTAGTCGTAGAGTTGTACTTTTTGATGAGGTTGATGGTTATCCATTAGGCGGTGCGGGTACTGAAGGAGATCAAATTAAACTTGGTATAAGACGAACAGAATATTATTGGAATCGCAAAATAGTTTCTGGCTCTACACCTACAATTAAAGATTTTTCTCGTATCGAGAGAATGTTTTTACAGACGAATCAGATGAGATATTTTTGTCCATGTCCTTCATGCGGTCACATGCAATATTTTAGATGGTCACAGTTTTCTTGGGAGAATGATGATCCTGATACTGTTAAATACAAATGTGAATCATGTAGTCATTTAATACCAGATACGAAGAAAAGATATATGATAGAACGTGGAGAATGGCGAGCAACTGCACCAGGTAAATCAAAACATATTGGATTTCATATATGGGCTGCGTATTCATATTCACCTAATGCAAGTTGGCCTAATTTAGTAGAAGAATTTTTAGAAAGTAAAGATGATCCCGAACAACTCAAAACATGGATTAATACAATTTTAGGAGAGACATGGGAAGATTCATATCAAGCTAAAGTTGGTGCTGACGCTTTAATGATACGAGCATCAGAAGCTAAATATGAAAGAGCAAAGCCACCTAGAGAAGTTTTATTTTTGACTGCGGGTATTGATACACAAGATGACAGACTTAGTATGTCTGTTTTTGGTTTTGGACGTAATGAAGAAATGTTTTTAATTGATCGACAAGTTATATATGGTTCACCTTCTAGGGCAGATGTTTGGAAACAATTAGATGAAATATTACTAGGTAAATTTATAAATGAAGATGATAAGGAGATAAAGATAGAAAGTGCTGCGATTGATACTGGTGGTCACTTTACCCATGAGGTCTATCAATACGTAAGAGAAAGATCACATATTGGTTTGATAGGTATAAAAGGTGTTGGACAGAAAGGTAAACCTGCATTGGGCAAGCCTAGTAAAGTAGATATCAATTTTACTGGTAAAGCATTGAAAAAAGGAGTGCAATTATTTCCTGTTGGAGTTGATGTTATCAAAACAACCCTTAGTAATAAATTAAAAGATGCCGAGATTGGAGAAGGTTATATACATTTCTATCCAACAATTACACCAGATTATTTTGAGGAACTTACAGCAGAGAGACAAGTACTTAAATATAAGAATGGGTATCAAGAACGTGTATGGGTTAAGAAAAGTTCTGCTAGAAATGAAGCTTTAGATGAAATGGTGTATTCTTGGGCTGCATATCAGCGATTATTACAAAAATATGATCGTAGAACCATATATGACCAGTTTGAAAGAAAAATTTACCCTACTGAGCCTGTAAAGGAAGCTAAGATAGACTTAAATCGTACTAAATCGACTAAAAAGTCGAATTTTGTCTCTAATTGGTAATTAATTGTGCCTATTCCTTCTAAAATTAGACAAGGTGATTTTGTCCAATGGGATATTCCGTCCTATCAAGATCATTTTGGAAACAGTATCTCAAGTCCAGATTGGTCTGTCACTTACTATCTAAGAACTAATTCAGCACCCATAGGTGCGACTGTAACAAGTACAGCATTTAGTGATGGTTTCAAATTTCAAATAGATAGTAATGTTACTCAGACTTTTTTAGCAGGAGATTGGTATTATCAAGCTGTAGCTGATAAGTCTGGTGCAGAAAAACAAACCATTATAAGTGGAAGTTTTAAAGTTTTAAAGTCTTTAGTTTTTTCTGGAACAGCATTAAATTATGATGGTCGATCTCAAGTTGAGAAAGATTTAGAAACTATTGAGATTGCTATAAGAAATATTATTAGTGGTGGTGCAATACAGGAATATAAGATTGGAACACGAACTGCTAAAAAATATGAGTTATCTGAATTACTTGTTTTAAAAAGTCAATTAAAAGTTGAACTTGTTAGAGAAAAACAGGCAGAAACAATAGCTAATGGTCTTGGTAATCCAAGAGCAACTTTTGTACGTTTTGATGGAGCATACTAATGGGTATAAGATCTAATATTACAAATGCGGTAAAAAGAGTTTTAGGTTTTGGACAAAAAGCTAATCCACTTAAAAATATAAGAGCATATCAAGGTGCATTAGTTTCAAGATTGACATCAGATTGGATGGCAAGCCAACTAAGTGCTGATGCTGAGATTAGAAATAGTCTTAGAAAGTTGAGAGATAGATCAAGAGAGTTAGTTAGAAATAATCCTTATGCAAGGCAAGCCAAGAGAACTACTCAAATAAATATTGTTGGAACTGGTATGAAGTTTCAGTCTAGGGTTTTACAGATTAGAGGTAATAGAAGAGATCAAAGAATAAATAATCTTATAGAGCAGAAATGGGCTGAATGGTCAGGTGCGAATAGTTGTGATTGTGCGGGAAGGTACAGCTTTCATGAATTTGAATGGTTAGCAGCGGGTGCTTTATGTGAATCAGGTGAGGCTATTTTTAGGATTGTTAGACAACAGTTTGGAAACTCAAAAGTACCTCTTGCATTGCAACTTATAGAGTCAGATTTATTAGATGAGGAATATACAGGTAAAACTTTAAAAAAGGGTAATGAATGGCGAAACGGAGTAGAAATTGATAGCTGGGGTAGACCTCAAAGGTATGCCATCCTTACTAAGCACCCAGGCGATGCCTATTATTTAGATTTTTCTAATAATGAAAAATTACATATATTTATTTCTGCTGATGACATAATTCACCTATATCTTCCAGAAAGACCAGGCCAGAATCGTGGTGTGCCTTGGTTTCATAGTGTTATGGCAGATATGCACCAGTTAGAGGGTTACGAAGAAGCAGCCGTAATTAGAGCTAGGGCGGGTGCAAGTATTATGGGATTTATACAAAACGATCAAGGTGAGTTAATAGGTGATGAAGTACAAAATAATCAGAGGATACAATCATTCTCGCCTGGTGAGTTTCGTTATCTAGCACCAAATGAAAGTATTAATATTCCAGATATAGATTATCCATCTCAACAGTATGAGATGTTTGTAAAAAATAAAATTAGACGTTTTGCTACAGGTATTGGTTGTAGTTTTGAAACTATAAGTAAAGATTTTAGTGAGACTAATTATTCAAGTTCAAGATTAAGTCTTTTAGAAGACAGGGAACATTGGAAGTTTTGTCAGAAGTATTTAATTAACAATTTACATCTAAGGGTCTTTAAAGAATGGATGAAACTTGCTGTTCTTGTAGGAGAGCTTGATTTTGATGATTTTGCAGTAAGACCAGAAAGATATGTAAAACCAAGATGGACTCCACCAGCTCAACACTACGTTGATCCTTTAAAGGAGGTGAAAGCCTTTAGAGAAGCAGAACAAGCGGGTTATATGAGTAAGGCACAAGTTATAGCTGCTACAAATGGAGGTGATTATGACGATATTATTTCAGAAATATCAAGAGAACAGGAAGTCGCTAAAGAGTTAGGAGTTACATTAGATAAAGATCTTGATCTTGAGGTAGAGGTAGGTCAATTAGAACTTGATTTGCCTACAGTACAGCCAACAAGAGCAAAGAAAACACGCAAAAAAACTAAGTAATCATGGCAAATGTAAGCGGAACTGAGATTAATCTCAAACCTACAGATGGGATGAAGACGGAAGCACAAAGATATAAAGATTGGAAAAAAGAAGGTAGGGCAGGCGGTACACAAGTAGCAGCAGTAAGAGCGACTCAAATATTAAGTGGCTCAGAGCTTTCACCAGATGTTACCCTACGCATGTTTAGTTTTTTCAGTAGGCATGAGGTTGATAAAAAAGCAGAAGGTTTTAGCCCTGGTGAAAAGGGATATCCGTCAAAAGGCAGGGTCGCATGGAGTGCCTGGGGAGGTGATGCGGGATTCAGTTGGAGTAGAGGTAAAGCTGCTGCTATTAAAAAAGCTAGAGAAAGAGCAGAACCTATAGAACTTGCAAGACCATATCCAAACGAACACGCAGCTACTAT